CGGTTGGTGAAATTAGGCAAGGTAAACGAAGCGCCAGAACCGCCGTAGGTGTACCCAATAACCGCAAACAAAGCGGCATAAGTAGTGGTAGAAACGGATGACCCATTACAGAATAGATATCCGCTAGGGGCAGTTCCAGTAGCCCACATTTTGATTTCGCCTGTCAAACCGGCTTGTTGAACAAACTGAGTTGTAGCAATTTGTGTTGTGCTTGTGCCTGCTGATGCAGTCGGGGCGGTTGGAACTCCGGTCAGGTTTGGAGAAGCAAACGTATCAACTGCATTAACCACATCTGTGCCATTACAAAGCAAAAGCATCTTGGCACTAGCCGGGACCGATACGCCAGTCTGCCCACTTACTTTTACCGTTACAGCGCTAGAAGCACCGTTGTAAATAAAGTAAAGTTTTGTATTGGTGGGAACAATTAAATTTGCCCCGCCAGTACCAGACAGAACAATATACATATTCCTAGCGGTGGCTGATGCGCCGGGTGTCATAGACAACGTTACATCTACGCCATTTATCGCTTGACTTGTATAACCAGAAATGGCTTGCTCAACCAATGTTCCAAGGTTGGTGTTGGTGGTCGATCCCCAGTTACCGGCTTGGTCACCTGACCCCAGCAATTCAATTTGTAGATTGGGTGAGTACGTACTTGACATGGTCTACCTTTACTGTAGGTTGTTTATTACTGTCCAGCCTGCATTGTCGGTGGTATCCACCACTGTCCAGCCTGCCGTTTCGGTGTTGTTGATGATCGCCCAATTCGCCGTCTGGTCGTCGATGATTTTGATCCAACCAGACACCGTCTGATTGTCCGCCATATTAAGGTTTTCGGCAATGAAAGCAACAAACCCAGCCTGTATTGCTATAGCGTCGGCGTTGGTTATGTTCTCAACGATTGAGAAAAAGTAATTGAAGACAACAAAGTCCCCGACCGTGATCGGTTCAGATATGACATCTAGCGCAGCGAAGTACTGCACGCTAGTATCGGCAATGGTTATGGGTTCGCTACGGCTGACCGCGAATTGACCTGTGATTGTTGGGGTATCCGCTAGGGTGATCGGCTCTGTTCTAGATTGCAGGAAGGCTGACTGCTGTGTGCTGGAGTCGGCAACGGATATAGCCTCGGTCACGCTACCAAAGAAATTTCCGCCCACATCGTTTGCAACTTGGGTTACTGTGATTGGCTCAGTGATGGACTGGAGAAACGCAGAGGCTTGACTGCTGGAGTCGGCAGACGTAATGGCTTCAGAGATGGATAAGGCGTAAGCCGTCCCGCCAAGACCGGCAAAGGTAGATTGGGCAAAGGCGGCGTATCCGAACATTACTCGTCCGCAGGCAAAGGCGTGTTGCCTTCTTCCAGCCACTTTAAATAGGCTTGGTAGTCTGTGTTAGCGGGGTCAAATGGAATAAATGCGTTGTCCGCAATACGTTTAATGCAAGTTGTTGAAACATTGCCAAATGAGTCTTTACATTGTTGGTACATAATTAAAGTTCCGCGCTAAGTTGAAGGCTTCCGTTATAAGCCGCTGGATAACCAACTGCCGCACCAGACATTGAATTAAGTTCTTGCCACATCCCAGTAGTTGTTGTATTTACGTTTTGAGAAGTACCGCTTGAAGATGCTGATATATTAGATACCCAAAATGTGTCTCCGTTTCCTCCAGCAGAAGTTCTAGTAACTGTTGGTGCTGCCCTCATTGTTACTGGAAAACTATATGTAAGAGAAGCGGTTGTAGTAGTGTAATAAGAACCCATCAAACCACCACTTCCATTAGCGCCTGTTGGATTAGTTTTAATAAAATAACGGTAGCACAAAGCCAACTCAGTACCATAAGGTCTGTAATCAAACGATGTTGCGGTACTGCCTTTTTCTAGTTGCACACCTGTGATGTAGAAGGTTGCGCCATTTGTGCCGACTACGCTTGTTGCGCCTGTGGCTGAAACATAAAATCCTGCTTGCCATGAGCCAGCAGTAGTGCTGACAGATGAACCAGCACCAAGACTTAAATACAAAAAAAGACCACCAGAATTATCTTTAAGCCAAGTTCCTGTTGTATCACCAGTAACAGTTACAGTCTTATATTCCCAAGTGTTTGCAGAAGATATTGTGTAAGTAAATACATAACTTCTATCTCCATTGTAATTTCCCAACGCACCACCAAATGTTCCAGTTAGGCTAGAACGAACCCAGAATGATATGGTAACTGTTGAAGCACCAGCCGCACCCCAACCTAAATCAGCAACATTCAATCCCTCAATGGCTTGCCCAACCATAAATCTGTCAGTAGAACCAACGCTATAAGCAGAAGAAGATGTTGCGCCTACATAGTTAATAAACCCAGTCGGGGGTGTTACTGAACCAGCATTTTGTTGAATTGTAAATTTAGAAGTTTGCGTATACCAAACTTTACATCTATCTACTGCATATGTAGAAACTCCACTTGAAGTGGAAACACTAGCCCCAGCATTACGCTGGTCAATCACCATCGCACCATTGATGATTCTTGATTTAAACCCATAGAACTGCCCATTGGTAGGGCTTAATAATCCACCATCGACCTGCGTCAAAGACATGATTCTTCCTTACGTTGTTTGTGCCAAGCAGTTACTGCTTCACTGATTTTTCTTTTGTCTTCTTCTGTATAGACTCGTCTAGCCCTAGCCTCACGCATCTTTGCTTTGGTTTCCTCTGATGCTTTCCTGCCAGCATTAGGATGGACGCAAAATGATGCGGCTTTGGCTTTCTGACTTGCCGACATTTTCGCTCTTGTTTCTGCGCTTGGGAATACACCCAAAGCAAACTTATTACCCTTCATAGCCTCAGACAACTTGCGCTTGCCTTCCTCTGGGTACTTCTTGCCTTTCATGCCAGACTTGCTACCAAGAGGTCTGTTTAGACTTTTGCCTGTTCTGGCTATGCTTGTCTGCTTCTTGCGCTCTTCTGTCCATGTGGAGCCTTCTGTGCCACCCAAATCAATGTTGTAGCCATTGGGTACTACGGTATCCATTACCTTAATCCAGAAACGCTCTATGCAATTTAAAGTGTTTCTGTTGTCTATCTTTTGGCAAATCGGCTCATAGGTAAAACTGTCATACCCATGCTTCTTATATGCTTGACGCATGATCCGTCCATGCCCTCTTTGCAGATGAGGGTTTATGGTCTGACCGACATATTGCTTGCCGTTCAGTTTATTTGTTACCAAATAGACTTGGGCGTTCATGGCTGGTTTTGTTGAGCCACTTGAGCCTGATATGCCGCAATGACCTCTTCAGTCCATGCCGCATTACAGATAGCCACTACATTGGCTGGTTGACCTGTTAAGTCTTGACCGGGCGTTAGGGACGAACGGTGATATGTCTGTGCTATCTGCTCACCATCTTTTAGGATGCGTGTTGCCTCGCGGTATAGGACTACGCCATTTTCGGTGACTGTGATTTGGTCAATGACTTTGGTTTCGGTGAGTGCCATGTTGAGTCCTTATGAAGTTGTTTCGTACACGCCAGATAAAAATACTGTTCTGCTATTAGGAACATTTAACCCAGGAGCATAGAGAGAGGCAGACGCGTAAGCAACACCAGTACCTAGTGTTTCAATGTAATTACTTGACCATGTCATAGGAGAATTACAACCAGTCCCACCAGATTGAACAACTTGGAAAGGCATTCCTGTTAATTGCGCTGTATTTGCGGAGCATACAAGCGATGTAGAGCCAGGAGCAATAAGAGCACTTATATAAACCATTTTGCCTATTTTTATATAACGCGCAGTCCCCGATGGAAAGTTCCATCCTGTTGTTGTAGTCCAACCAGAAAAAGCGGGCGTCCAAGTCCCTTCCTCATAATCATCCAATGTGTTTGCGTCAGATGATGCTGATTGGGTTGCGGGGAAAGCCACGCCTGTACCAGAACTTACCGTAGCCCCTGATAGGGTTACGTTGTACCCCGTTGAGTTAACAAGGCTTGCTAGATAAACTGCGTTAGTTGCCATTTATATGCTCCGCATCGTTACGTTGTTTGAGCCGCCTTGGGCAATGTTTACTGCGAGGGTCATGCTAATTGTTCCTCAGTTGGGCATGGCAATGTTGGGTGTTCCCACTTAGCGATGTAATCGCCTTTGCCATCAGAGTCATTTTGTAAACGTATGGTATCCATGAAGTCTTTTTCTTCAAGTTGAGGATACAAGTTTTTAATTTTTTCGTAGAGTGTCATGTTATGCTGCCCTCACCATATGTCCATAAAACCCCGGATTAAGTGCGTTTGCATCAAGTGTTTGTGAACTACCAGTAGACTGAGTGAAATACGCTTCAACATAATCAGTAGACCCATTGAAATAAATGAGCGCTTGGCAAAGTAACGTATTTCCACTTGATTCATAAGTGTAATATCTTGCATACTCAGTCCCATTCTTATACAAAGAAGTTGGGTATGCTCCTGTACCATTTGCGTACCAATTAGCCACACATATTAAATAGTAACCCGCTACATTTGGTGTAAAGCGATAGTTTGTTGCGTCATAACAATTGTTTGTATCAAATCGCTTTGTACCAGCGGCATATTTTGTTGCCGTTGAACTGTTGACTGTTTGTGTTGTTGTTAAATAAGCACTAAACGCTGGCCCAGTACCTGCCACACCTGATGCCAAGTACGACTGATTGATTGAAGCCGCAGTAGCAGGGATAGCATTCAACACCGAACTTACATAAAAACTGATTGTGGTGATGGTGTCACCTGCTGTTGCCGCGTTGTTCAAGACTACCGTTGTGCCTGTTGTGGCTGTGTAGTCTGCGCTAGGTAGATAAACACCGTTTCTGTATACGTCCACATAACCCACTGTGTAAGAAGGTATGGTGAATGATGTCTGTCCTGCCGTGGCAGTTGTGTTCGTTACTGTTCTGTAGGCTGTAGTCGTTACTCCGCTGGCT